CAATAATTTCCTCTTCTATCTCTTCATCAATTATTTCATCTATAAATCCATATCCTTTTGCAGTTTCAGCATCCATCCATGTTTCCTCGTTCATCAATTCAGATAATGTTTCTTTATTAGTATTTGATTTATACAGATACGTTTCAATAATACTATCTTTCACTTTATTCAGCATATTCAAAGTTTTTTCCATATCCTGATTGTTTCCATAAGCAAAAGTCATAGGATTGTGTATCATAAAATGTGCATTTTTTGGCATTCTCACTACATCACAGGCACTGGTTATAATCGTTGCTGCACTTGCTGCAATACCATCAATATTAGCTGTCACTTTAGCCTTATGATTTTTAAGAGTATTAGCTATAGCAATTGCACTGAATACACTTCCTCCCGGGCTATTTATATGTAAAGTTATATTCTCTACATCGCCTAAATTTTCTATGTCCTGCTTGAAGACTTTGTCAGAAATATCATCCCAGTCTTCGTCGTGTCCTATGCTTCCGTACAGTATCAGTTCTGCACTTTTTTCTTCCTCATTCCTCATTACGTTCCAAAATTTGAACCGTTTGGGCATTTATTACCACTCCTTTCTCTTCTAATGATTTATTTTCTTTTGCAAGAAGTCTTGCGTTCTGTTCAAAATCTCCCCCGTTAAGCTCTGCTGTTTCCCTTGTCCTTGTTGATAGTCCATTATTAATTCTTATAACAGCAGCATTAGCCTCTTTCAACGGATCTATCTGTCCCTGACTCGGTCCGTTCCATTGTGAACCTGACCAGGCTTTATCTATTAAGAAATCTGAACCATAATTTTTTAATTCCACTCTTCCGAGCAGATAAGCTTCGTTAAGCCATTCCTCATATACTGGCTGAATGAAATTTTCTGTGAACCATTCCCTTCTTTTCCTAAACATTTTCCATGCTTCCAGTAAAGCTGCACGACTAGCTGAATAACTTGCCGTAAAATGTTTTATTAAAAGTTCATAAGGCACTTCCAGTGCACTTCCCACTTGCCGTAGTATACTTGTGACAAATGGATCAAAATTTGAATTTGGCCGTCCAGGATTTGTTTCCTTTGCCTTTTCTCCAGGATTAAGTGAAGCTATCATTCCCGGAGCAAGTTCAATAGTTGTATCATCATTTGAATCAACTAACTGATTACTGTCCACAGCTTCAAGTTCCCCTACATCTGCTGCAGTTGAATTATTTGCATCACTTTCAATGAAAATTGCATACATTCCACTTATTACTGCTGCCATAAGTTCAGCCTCAGTATAGTTTCCTAACTGTCTTAAACCCTCGATAACTGGAGCAAGTATTGGAATACCTCTGACCTGTTCAGGTCTTTCAGTAAACAGTAGATGTATTATGTTTCTCTGATTCTGGCTTCCATATACGTTTATCAGCTTTTCCGTCACTCCACCAGTCGCATCCAGCGGATGTTCAGAGGATATATAATATCCTTCTATCCTTCCATTCTTATCTATTTTCACTCCTTCTACTACGCTTTTATCTGAAAGCATATTATTCGGAGTATAGATTCTGTCCGGCTCCAATATTTCAAGTTTTAAACTGTATGGATTTTTCGGAGTTTCAAAATAATTTAACTTTATAAAACATTCTCCATTCATTAGTACTGTTAAAAATACTAAATCCTGCAACTGATAGAAATTCATAGTACCAAGATTATCAATCTTATCTTTTGACCATAACCTGAATTCTTTTTCAATTAAATTTTCTATTTTTTCAGCTTCTTCTTCACTAATTCCAATTATTTCTGAATCAATGTCACTTTTTAGTTTTAATCCGCTACCAATTACATTAGTATTGATAGTTTTTAATGCTCCAGTAGCTACAGATACTCCCATATATAAGTCCCGTGACCGTTCAACTAATTTTTTTCGGTTTTTATATATGTCCTTTTTTACTCCACCACCTGTACTTTGCCAGCCAACCATTGATTTTTTAGTTGTAGAGGCCCCGTGATTGGAATATCCGGTATTAAGGATTTCAAGCTTTTTTCTTGCTTCATATCTCTTAAGACCTTTTTGAGGATCAATTGCTATTATCATTTTGTCAATAAAATTCATAAGTACCCTCCTTCCTTATCATAGATTTCTCGGTACTCCTCGTCTTACTCTCCTGCTCCCTCTGCTATCTAAGTTCTGAAGTTCGCTTTCCCAGTAAGCTCTTCCTTTTCTTATTTCATCTATGCTCATTCTTGTAAGCTCACGTGTTCCAATCTTATAGCTTTTCCCAGTTAATACTGCACGTTCAGCTTTTCCATATTCAACTATCATTTCCAAAATATATTCTCTTGAATAATTTGACTTTCCCATTTTTTAAATTCCTTTCGATAATATTTTTCTTTTAGTTTGTAATTTTGGTCTTTCAGTTACATCAATTAAATATTTTTTACTCAAGTCAGGATTAGCTATTTTTAAGGCAGCGTATGCATAGTTTCTAATATCGAGAGGTTCATTTCTTTTAGTTCCTGTAACGACCCACTTAGTTTTTCTTACTCCTTTTTCAAAAGTTGTAATCTTAACTTCTGCGGTTAAACCTTTAAAATATGTTTCGTCGTATCCTCTTTCAACATTATCCGGAAAATGCATGTATCTCGGACCCGGTAAATCAATTTTAAGTCTGGCCATAATAGTTTCTTTTCCAGTATCAGTATTTAGAACAAATAAGGAAATCTGTCCTTTATTTGTTTTTGTCGGTCTAGTAATAAAAGGCTTACCTTCCACACTTCCACCCTTTACTCCAAAAATTCTCTTAATCTCACGAGGTTTTACAAATCCATAAGTTGACATAGTATGATTTCCCCCTGTGTCAATACAGGTGCATATTATTTTTATTTTTTGTCCGTTAGCGTACGTAAATTCAGTGTCCAAAAATCTTTCGAGCTGATTCCACACATGAGTTTCAGCAGGATTTCCTATAAATACTTTATAGTAGATTCCCCAGCTTTCTTCATCTGCTCCCCAGCCTACAACTTCACATTCCAGTCTGTCGTCCTGTACATCCACTCCCGCAGTTAAAGCATTAACTTTTTCAGGAATTTCACATCCGTAATGTTCTTTTCTCTGCTCAATTTTTTCAAAAGCTATCTTATCCCTTTTTTCTTCAAAAGTTTCTCCCAGTGCAGTATTAGTAAAAACTTTCATTAACTGCACATCGCCTTTTGAATCCTTAAATTTTTTAATAATGCTTTTCCATGTTGAAAATGGACTGTACAGTTCACTTATATGAAATCCTCTCACCGATTTTTGGTCTATTTCTTCATTGCCTGCAATCCATTGTCCATGTATCATATTCTTTTTCCATTCATATTCGCTTGACACTTCCAAACAATCCTGACACTTATGCCCCGTACTTTCAAAGACTATGTTTTTCCACTCTAATCTTTGCAATGTACCACATTTTGGACAGGGAATATAATATTCTTCCTGTGTACTGTTTTCGTATTCCTGTTCAATTCGGGATTCTCCCCTAATTGTCGGTGTACTTGTCAGTACAATTTTCTTATTCCAGAAAGTTTTTGTTCTTTCTATTGCCAAATTCAAAGGGTCTCCTTCGCCTTTTACATCAGTTGGAAATCTGTCAATTTCATCTGCCAGCAATACTCTTATCGGTCTACTGGCCAGCTCTGTCGCAGAATTACTACCCGTTAAAACAATATATCCTCCTGAAAATTCTTTCTGTGTCTTGGTATCCCTTGCCTTCTCATTTTCAATGATTTTATTCTTTAACTGTGGTGTGCTTAAAATCATATCGTTCAGTCTTGTTGTTGGCATTAAAAACATTACAGGAGCTGGGTCATAATCCGCATAAAATCCAAAAGTATTCATAAGTATTTCAGTCTTCGACAACTGGGCTCCATACATCATTACAATTTTTTCAGTTTTTTTATCCGATATTGCCTGCATTACTTCCCTCTGAAAAGGAAATCTATCAGTATTCCATTTTCCCGGCTCTACTGATGTTTTTGAGCTTAATATTCTGTATGTATCAGCC